ATGAGTTCATTTAATTTATTTCTCCTTTTATACTCTGTATCTATTTTGTGATACAGAATTCTATTCTAATTCCCATATTCTTACATGAAAAGAACATGGATCTCCGCCTTCATCCCATTCAGTAGACTCTTCATCTGTTAAAGGGGGTCCGTCGTGAGTATTACAAAAAACATCTGATATCCAGCCTTTGTCATAACCAAATTTAATCCAATCGTCAAAAACTAAATCCATTCTTTTATCTCCTCTAACACAACATGTTTAGGCTTGGCACCAATAATTCTTTTTACTGGCTTTCCGTCTTTAAACAAGATAGTAGTAGGGATGCTTGTTACTTGATATTCGACCTGTTTTGTTAACTCATTGTCGACATTCAATTTACCTAACCATATGCCAGTTTCTTGAGAAACTTCTTCTATGATTGGGCTAAACATTTTACACGGCCTACACCATTCCGCCCAGAAATCTATCATAATAGTTTTATGTGAATTAATGACATCATCAAAATTATCATCAGTTACTATCATACAGACTCCACATGGGTTGGCCAATAATAGCTACAAGACACGCAGCAAGTATATCCTAGTTCCCTAAAATCTGCAAACTCTGAATAGAAGTAATAGCTATCTGGATCTTTTTCATACAATCTACCTCTATGTGAGTAGTGAACACGCTCATCTCCAAGCCACCAAGGTGAGTCTGACTCTACGCCCCAAAAGTTATCTTGATATATTTTATCAAATTGAGCATGAGTACTATTTTTATATCCACGCATTAGTATTTCTTTAATAATTGATTCATTATACTGGAAAAGCCAATCTTCGTGTCCTGCCCACATTTTAATAGCAGGATGGTTTTTCCATGCACCTGAAGTATAAAGTCCAGCTAAAGATTTTAGCACTTGGAGATTCTCTACGCTTTGCTTAATCAAACGCTTACGATCAAGGTGCTTTGCAGTTTTATCAAAATCACGATGTGGTAAAAAGGTTTGCATATCCGTATATTCTACTAAATAAGCAGGGGGTTGGTCAACCCCCTGCTATTATTAATTAGCTATTAATTGCTTTCTGTGAATTAATCAATTGTCCTGTTTGATTTGGCAACATTCCCTTAATTGGGGTAGATGTTGATTTAATCAAATCAAGAATCTGTTGTGCAGTTAAATTAGGTTTAGCAGTAGATATCTGCAACCATTTTGCTGCTGCAATTTGAGTAGAAACAGATGTTCCATATGCATATCCAGTTTTACCGCCTGGGAAAATAACTGGACTTGATATTGAAGCAAACATATCAATTAAATTAGAATCATAATTGCTAGTTCTAGATATAAATGACCCTGAAGAACCTAAATCATCTGCACCTCCGACAGCGATTGCAAGAGGAGAACATGCAGGCCAATCAATTCTTGCAGCATCCCTATTATTACCAGCAGCAAAGAAAACTGGAATATTGGCATCCCAAAAAGATTTGATCAAATTGTCTACTGGAGTTACTGGACAATATGCAGAACCACTGCGTAAATTATGATGTCCTTGAGACATAGATACAGCCTTGATATTATATTTATCTTTATTATTATAAATCCAAGTTAAAGCATTAGGTACTGTTTCACTTCTAGTAACTTGACGACCACCAGTTGAGGTATTGCCAATAATTCTAACAAAAAGAATGTTCATGTTTGGATTATTAGCAATTGCAATTGAAACCATCTGTGTTCCGTGACTAAAATTGGAAGTGCTTAATATAGATTGAAATAAATAAGTTGACCCTGAACCTTCCATAAACTTAGTATTATTTGGACAAGAAGGCCAATCTAGAATACAAACTTCATGAATAAGTTTTTCTTTAATTGATGGTACAGTAAAGTCTACTGCAGTGTCAATTACTGCTAGTGTAGGGACTTGAGTACTGTTTTTAAGTCCTGCTTTATTTGCATTAGCAGGCAGCGATGTTATAAGTAGTAGTGTGGCTACTAGAGCCGTTATTAGTTTTTTCATGTAGATATTCTACTAAATATCAACCTGTGTGTCAATAGTTATTGTTGTGGGGGAAGACGCCTAGGGTACCACTTACCAGCTTCCATATTTTGCTGGGGCTTGTTTTCAGACAACAATCCACTTAAAATTTCATGAATTAAATCTAATTCAATTCTAAGTTTATATAGCTCTAACTCAAGCATATTGATTCTTTGTGTTTTTCTCATTCAGATCCATCTCTATCTATCGGCGTTGGAGCCGTTGCTAATGTACCACAATTGGCACATTCCATATCTAAAAAATAACTTGCTATTTCAAAGTTATAAAAAATTACTTTTAAATTAAAAATATCGCATCCACATGGACAAATATGTGTGGGGACTCCACGAACATCCATAGCCCTGGTGTAGTCTGGCCTTAGATCGTTTATATCTTGTGGCTCTTCCATCAATTAATTATATCCTATACTTCTATTATTGTAAAGGGGCCCCTTACGCTCATTATAAACCTAGATGCCGCTTCTAAAGCCATTCTAACACGTTTACGAGGAGTTTTAATGTTAGTTGTAGATGCCAAAGATCCTAGAGCCACCTGTTGCCCACTTCCTTCTGCATAATAATCTGTATGTAATTCAGCAACATGATAATCAACATCCATAGTAAATATTCTTCCAGTATTTTGAACTGCTATTATTATGATACCACCTTCATCGCCATCTTCTGTATTATTTCCAAATCTTCCGTATCCATGTTCTTGATATGTTTCTTTAATAGACTCGACAAACTTAGTACGCATAAACTTGTCTAGATTTTTGAAGCCTGCAGTTGGTTTATATATTGGAGGAGTCCAGTTATACTGTAAAATCTGACCCATTCTAAAGCTTTCTACAAAACCTATACCAAACTGTCCAACCTTAAAAACTTTTGGATCAGTTGTTTGAAGTATTAGTCCACTTTTTTCATCTGAGGCTGCGGAGTCTCCCCCAAGCACTACTTTATTCCCAACAGATAGGGCAACGATACAGGTCATATAGCCTATTGTACTATTTATAAAATTCGGAGTCTAGGTCCTCATGTATTTCAATATGACTAAGCTGGGTCAAAGCATTTTCTAATTCAGCCTTAAGCCCAATTAATTCCTGAATAGCATCATAATATTTGTCTTTCCATTCAGTTAATTCTTTTTCTAATTTATATAGGTCTATTTTAAGGTCTTTTATTTCTAATTTAAGATGGTCTTTTTCTCTCTCTTCCCGCCTGACTTTTTCTTTTTTAGAATCCCTAAGCCCAGCTATTATGGCCGTACCCATACCGCTTAAAATTGCTGCAAGAAGAGACAGTACAACTGTCACATAATTAATATCCATTATGTAACTAATTATACCGTAAAATTACATTTAAACTAATAATTCTGAAGCAGTTATTTCTTGACCAATATATCTTTTCTTCTGAATCACTTCTTTTACAAATTCATGACCGCTTGATCTACCCGCTAAAATCACGACCCAGCGTGGCTCGTATTTGGAATCAATGCAAGTCTGGCACATAAATAAATTAATAGGCATTAAAGTTGACTGCTTTATAGATAATTTATTTTTTGTTTTATTGCATGAATAGCAAAGTATTTTTTCCATTATTCAAATACCTCTTCCACTTGACACTCTTTAAAAAATCTAGAGACATCAAATCTGATGTTATCCCTTGAGAATAACCCAGCAAAATCTTTTACTAAATTAGTGTATGTATCTTTGTCCAATTTATTTTTATATCCAATAATTATTTTTTCTGCTTTAATATAATCTTCTCTTATAAAAGTACAATCTCCTTGTGTACCACCAGACGATCTTTTTAAAATTTTTTGATCTAACAAGCCGCCAGGTCCATAAAGTGTTACAGTTAAATATTCCTTTGCAAATCCCCAATCTGTATATTTATTATAACTTGAAACAGCATCAATTATATTATGATAATGATATATAGATCTTGCTGGGTGTTCCCCATCCCTAGCAATAGTCACCATATAATGCTGATTAATATTTTTATTTTCTTTTAAAAAGTTATCTATTAAATTATGATGTTCTGGGTTTAATTGTTTTAAACTTTCTTCTTTGTATTTTTCTAAATATTCCTGCTGATTTCCCATTATTCCTCTTCTATAAAGGTGAGGTCTTCATTTTCAATATCTTCATATTGAATTTTACCATCTTTAAAATATCTAACCTTTGACATAAATAGTCCTATAGAGATAGCCTCTCCATAAAGATTTTCAGAATGTATTAACACCCTAACCGATTCCTTTTGCACTTGGCACCCCTTCAAGTTCGCATCTTACCCCGTAGGACTCAATCATCTTTTTTACTTTCATAACATAATCTATAACTTGTTCTTTTTTATTTCCTGTAAACTGTATAAAGTTATCTTCATATAATCTTAAAGCTAGAAATTCTGGATATTTAACAACATCCATTTCTAAAAGAAGTGGCTTATTCATTTCTCTAAGCCTTTTTCTCATCTCTTCGTTGTAAAACACTGGCTTGTTAGGTTCACCAGTCCATAAATTAATACCATGTTTAAAATGGTGTTTATCTTTATCAGATATCATTTTTTTTATTTACTTGTTTCCAAATATCTTTTGTTTTATGAGTGTTTCTCATTTTATCTACCCCGCCAGCATTTAAATAAATGCCACCCCAAACACCATATTCATTATTGTCTACACCAGATTGGTAACACATAGCCATAACTGGGCAAGACAAACAACATTGATCTATGTTTGTAGCTATTTTAGGATCTAGCTCATATTTATCAAAAAATAGATTTGTATCCATTCCTTGACATGCTGCTAAATGCCACCAATTAAGATTGTCTTCATCCGTATTTAAATCATTTAAAATATTTGACATATTTTAGCGGAAGTATCCAAGTTCCTTTAAAGCTAATAGGAATTTTGTTTGCTATTCCCCAGCTATTATTTCTAAATACACCGTTTGTATTTGAATATCCGCCTGAATTTTTATTCCATATAATAAATGTATAGTTATCCCAATAGGTTTCTATATCTTTATTAGATATTTTTTTTCTGAGTATTTCTACTCCGTTTTCATTTAAGTGTAACATTAGTCCAATTTGTATTATTTGAACCTATATATTATTATACAGGAACAAATAGGTGCCTGTCAATACAGGCACCTATTTTATTTAATTATAATTATCCAATAAAGTTTGGATTTTTAGGGTTGAGAAGAGAAAGTTCTCCATCAATTGCTGACTGAATAGCAGCTTTAACAACTTCATATTCTTCCCAGAAAATCTTAGAAGATCTACCAACTGCCATAACTGGGAATGAATTTGCTTTTGCGGCACCCTCTTTGACTAATCTTTCATGGTCATAAGTAAGAACCTGACAATTAAAATTCTTTAAGAAATATCCATCTTTGTCAAACAAATATTTTTCATAATTTCCAGACATTTTGTATCCGCCATTAAAGCCCATATTTAACCACCATGAATAATATTCATCTGAAGTTGTTGGAATGCCATTTGCTTGTTTAAAATCATATATAGCAATAGATTGAGCAGCAACCTGCTTCCAAAAATCATGTGGCTCTCCGTATGGCTCACCATTTCCATTATGACCTGGTTCAGATCCAACTGTTGCAGAAACTAAATCATTTGGATTTGAATTTGTAATTTGTGTATAGCCAAATGTTGTACCATATACCTCTTCGCTATAAACTTGAGAATCCATGCCGCACGTAATGCCTTTTGCAAATCTTTCTGGCTTATGTGCAGACTTTGTAATTCCTGCTCCACAATAATCATTTGTTGGAACTCCAATTACAGAAAATCCTTGTTTTTCATATGAATCTTGTAACCATTGAAGTACTTCTAATTGATTTGCATTTCCACAGCCAACCGTTGTATTAGCAAAAAAAGTAACTTTTCCTTTATACTTATCAAGAAAATTTGGTGAATTGTCTGCTCCATTAATGGCTACATCATAAAGAGATTTTATTTGTATGCCATTAACAAAATGTGGTTCATCATAACTTTCTATTTTATTTGTTTCAATAACTTCTGTTAAACTCATTTTATTATCTCCTATTTTTCTTTTATATTGACAATTTTTATTGATTTAACTTCTTCGTCAATACCAAAGATATCATTAACATAGTCTTTTGCGTCTTCTGAATCAAAAGCCTCTACTTCTAATAACACTTCTAATTGTACCTTATATTTATTCATTATGCTTTAAATTTGGGTCGACCAAATCCTACTATAGAAACCATTACGCCCTTTTTATTCTTTTTAAATGCACGTAATTGTCTACAGGCTTCTCCGCCATTTCTTTGACTGCCCTTTTTGCTACTTGAGGTATTACCTTCAATGCACCAAACGGTTCCGTCTTCATTATCTTCAACGACAATCCCAACATGTGAAATACGCTCGACCCCATCTCCTGGAAAATCAAAGTAGGCTATATCTCCTGGCTCTGGATCAGCTAAATCTACATCAATCCATTTGCCAGATTTTTTAAATGCGGCTGCTCCTCCTGGTGTATATACAGTATTAGGAACTTTTACTCCTGCCTGATCGGCGCACCACATTACAAAAGACCCGCACCATGGCTGGAAATTAGCTTTTGTAAATGCTCCATATTTAGTTTCATTATCTTTTGGACCTTCAATATATCCAACTTGTGATTTAGCAACTTGTATTAAACGAGCTGCACTACCCTTTGGGGCTTTTTCTGTTTCTGCTGGTACTGGAAAATTATCTGACATCCAAATCATCCTCTATTTCAATTACTTTATCAAAAGGTTCTATTGCGTCTTCTAGCATAGACTTAATTTCTTCAACCAACTCTTGTTGATTTATCATTTTATACATTGCTTTTTTATTTTTTTCTCTTTCAATAATTTTTCGTGACCAAGAATATCCTGCATCCCCACCCCATGCTAGCCACATTATTTTTCCATTGGATGGACTTTCTGAATTATTCCAGTCCTTGCCCTTTTTATCTACTTCGTGCCTAGAAAAATATGAATACATTCTTTTAACTGTAGACAAGCTTAAAGTTTCGCCACGTGCCAATTGGCCAGCACGTGTCCAGCCCACTGCAGTTCCAGCACCTTTTGCTTTGCCTTGCTCTTTTAGTTTAATTGCACGACGTGCTGCGGACTGCATGCCTGACGTTGGCTTGTATCCTTCTTTAGCCATTTTTTCTCCTTGAAAACGTAAATAATTTTTTAGTAGACTTTGGTACGCAATTAGGAACTTTTTTTCCGCCCTTGTTTTTCCATCCAATCATTTCATATCCGTCCCAACATGGATTGGCTTTTTCTACTTCGCTGGCATATAAAGCTCTCATTTGTGCTTTTGCTTTAGTTTCGCTATCATGACATCCAACTAACTCGTTGGATCCTTCTTTAATTACTGCATAACCTTTGCAACCTGCAGCTCCTTGTTTAACTTTCCATGGCATATTAGTTCTCCTTGTCCCAGTCTGTGTCTACTGGTTGCTCTACGGGCATTTGATCATTAGGTTTTGCATCAAGTCTAGCTCTAACTGCATCTAATTCTGCATCTAACTTATCCTCTGCCATTTTAATTTCAGATTCTAATTTTTTATCTGCCTGTGTATTTTTTGCATCTATTTCTTTATTATCAATTTGTGCCTTCATAATATCTTTAGCACCTGATTGTCCAATTAATAGACCTGCCAATGTTCCTGTAATAAATGTTGCAACGCTACCTAGCACATTGAAAAACATTTTATCGTTTTCAGATTGTGCGCCAATTGGTTGCGATACAAATAATAATCCGTAAAGAATCCCCACGGATGTAAGCAATAAAATTGTTCCGAGAGTTAAACCAAGAATAAATTTTAATCTTGCATCTAAGTCTGCTGGAGTTAGTCTTTCTCTTTTAGCCATTCTTTACCTTATTCTTTTCGTATTCGGCCCAAATTTCTTCGCCAACAATATCTTTTGAACATGTTCCTGTAGCGTCACAGATTGGAGGATTGCACTCTGCATTACCCCAGTTTTCTGGATCTTGACAATCATAACGATATACCCCATCAAAATTACACCCAGTTAGGGTTAGGGTTAGGGTTAAGCTTGCCAATGAGGCCTTTAATTTTCTCATGCCTCAATTATAACATTTTACTCCTCTTTACGTAGAGGGATTGTGGCTAGCCAAATAATAGTAGCAATTAATGTAGCTACCCCAACCACTTGCTGGGCACTGCCAGTAAGGGTTAGCCATGCTATAAAAAAGCCAAGGAGGGTGAATATTTGAGCAATGCTTTCTTTAATTACTTCCCAGGCATAATTTAAAACCTTTTTTAATACCTTCATTATATCCTCCTAGTCATAGCAGCTGCTACGATATTACTTGCAATAATTACAGGAACAATTACTTCCTGTGCTTTTTCTCTTTGATCATCTGTCATATCCTTACCCCATTCTGATGGATTAAGAACCTTAGATAAATCTATATTAGTTAATGCTGCTATTGGGTCCGCCAAAAATTGTTCTGCAGCAATTTCGGTAGTAGCATCTGCCAAAGTATATGGCATAGGAGCATCTAAATTCTCCTCTGCTCTGCTAGAAAATTCTACAATTGCTACAGCTAAAACTGGATTATCTTTTACCGCCTCTGCAATAATTTCTAAATCTTCTGAAGCTATATTTAAATCATCTGCTAATTTTTCCTTAGCCTCTTCAGATAAATTGTTTATTGTATTTGATAATTCAGTAGCTAATTTAGCATCATTAACACCAATTAGTTTATTTAATTTATTTAACTCTTCTTCCGAAATTGGATTATCTGTGTTACCATTATCAGATGGTAGATTTAGAATCTCTTCGTCAGCAGGTTGTTCTTGTTCAGGCTCTTGAACTGGATCTGTATCCTCTGGCTGAGGTGAAGGCTCTTGTGAAGGCTCTGGAGATGGCTCTGGTTCAGGAGTTGGTTCTGTATTCTCCTCATCTGTGGTATCAGAACTTGGAGAAGGATTGGGATTGTCTGGTTCAGTTTGTTCTTCATCATCAGGGAATCTTGGATCCTCTGGCGTAATAATTTCTGGTTCAACTTCTACGTCTGGCTCAGGCTCACTTGAAGGCTCTGGTTCAGGTTCATCTGAAGGTTCTGGTTGAGGAGGCAGTTCTGGGTCTGCATCAACCTCTTCACCGTTAATTGCTGCAATTAAATTATTTATATCTCCGATTTCTTCTGCTAATTGTGCTGCTTCAGCAACCTCTTCTTGTTGCTGTTCTGGAGTTATTGGCGTAGGTTCTGGTGTGGGTGTTGGACTTACAAATATATCTTCTACTGGAGCTGCTTGCAATGTTGGCGCAGAAGATGGAGATACCTGAGTTGCCCCCCATGCTTCAAGCGATACGATAGATCCATCATGAAGTCTTACACCTGTTCTTAAATTTTGATATTCTGGACCCTGATAACTATAAGCAACTGATATTCCGCCCTCATTTGTAATTGCTACCAATATATTAACTGTGCTTGGCTGTGCTCCATAATTACCGAATGGGACCATATTAAGATTTATTTGAAATCCGCCCTCAGAATAATATATGTCTAATCCTTGTGTTCCGCTTGCGCCTGGAAACCAGTCCATTGAATATAAAGAAATTGAAGGAGTAGATGGGTAGGTCCAATATGTGCCGTCAGGTTGACCAAATGTAATTACTGAATTTGTTGTTGCATATACATTTGAATATTGGACACCATCAAAAGTTATTGATGTAGCAATTGGGATTTGATATCCAAGATCGTCGCCAGAGCAGGTATCCATAAAATGAACTGTTGGCTCTTCATCGCCCTCGTATGCAGCGGCTATTGTTTGTGCTTGTAATTGATTAACGCAGGTTGCGTAAGAATTTAATGGCGTAAGGACAAGCCATCCGAATCCTAAAATGGCGGCTAAAGATAATCTCCATGCTTTTGTCCTAGTCAACTAAATAACTCCCTGTTATAAATCTTATAACAAGTTAATTATAACATGTAATTACTTTTATTTACGATTATCTGTACTGTAAAATCCAGGACCTTTTAAATTAATACCAAATGTTCCAAATACCTTATTCATTCTGCTACCACACTTTTCACACATTTCTGCAGAATCAGCTTGTTCAAAAGTTTTTGTTACTTCTATATTGAAATCACATTCAATACATGCGTATTCATATCTTGGCATTTATTCTCCTAATTATAATGAGCAGTTTACAAGGTCATGCTCAGGACCATAAATCAAATTATTTATTTGATATTGATGGTTTTTGGTTTCTTCTCTTCGGGAATGTTACGTTCCACAAAGATATCAAGAATACCGTCTGCCATTTCAGCACGATCTACCTCCATATACTCTCCAAGAGCAAAGGTGCGTGTGAACTTTCTGGTTGCGATACCCTTATGAAGAATCTGATTTTCTGATTCTTCGGTTTTCTCACCCTTAACAATTAAGCTTCCATTGTCTACAGAAACACTTACTTCATCTTTGCTGAATCCAGCAATAGCAAGTGATAACTGATAGGTATCCTCGTCAATCTTTACCAAATTATATGGCGGATAAGATTGATGATTAGCCTCACGATAGACATTAGAAAGACGGGTTAGATTGTCAAACCCGATAAAAAAAGGATCTCTAAAAAGATCCATGGCAAATTGAGTTACCATTATTCCTCCTTTAAGCGAATAAGTTATATAGGCCCCTTTTGGCGACCTATACATATTATACCAAATATTAAATATGTTTTCTAGTTCTAATTTCTGACATTTCTATTACATCTATATTACAATGTTTTGGAAGTTCTGAAACCCAAATTATTGTATTTACAATATCATCTACATTTAAATGAGATAAATTTGGATTGTTATCTCTAGTATTTATACTGGATGGTCTTATCTCTGTAACTTTTATATTCATAGGTGGAAGCTCAATCCTAAAAACTTGAGCTAATGTGGAAACTCCAGATTTAGAAACACAGTATGTGATATCTCCTGGATAAGGATATTTACCAGCAAATGAAGATATAAAAATTACAGTTGGATTATCAGATTGTTTTAAATTTTTTGTGAATAATTTTGTTAAATATGCTGGGCCACCAACATTTAAAGAATTTGCATACAAAAAAGATTCAAAAAGATTATCTCCATTATCTTCATAATAACTACCACCTGCTGCATTATTTACTAAAATATCTAATTTAGTATTTTCATATTTTTTATATAAAGATTCTATTGATAATTTATCTGATAAATCTAATTGTTCTATGTAAACATTTTCACTCCACCCGAAATCTTTTTTATTTTGAATTAAATAATTTGGATCTCTTGATGTAGCAATTACAGAATATCCTAAATTAGATAATTCTGTGACTAGTGATTTGCCAACCCCTAATTTAGTTCCTGTTACTAATACTGTTTTCATTTTTCTCCTTAGTTGTGCCCCAAGTTGGATTCGAACCAACGCTTGTACGATTTTAAGTCGCATGCCTCTACCGCTGGGCTATAGGGGCGTGTCCCCAGTAGGTATCGATCCTACGACCCACAGATTAAAAGTCTGTTGCTCTACCAACTGAGCTATAGGGACTAGCGAGCCTCCCGTCAGGATTGAACTGACGACCTTCCGCTTACAAGGCGGATGCTCTACCACTGAGCTAGGGAGGCCTAGCGTCCCCAACGGGATTTGAACCCGTGTTACCGCCGTGAAAGGGCGATGTCCTAGGCCCCTAGACGATGGGGACAATATTAAATTATGAATTTAATATTTTAGCTAAAGCATTTATTGTTGCAGCAATTCTTCCAATATCTCTTAATTGCTCTACAGTAAATCCTTCTTGTTTTAATATTTCATAATGTGCTTTAACACAAAAATGACATTTACCAATAATTGAAGATGCTAATGAATATGCTTCAAAATTAGCCTTAGTAGTTCCGCCATGTGATGTTATGGCATTCATTCTTAATTGTGCAGGCAAACCTTTTAAGTTCGCATCGTCTGCCATCTCAATATATGGATACCACACATTATTCTGTGCCATGATAGCGCCAGCTGTCATTGCTGCATTTTTTTCCACTTCATTCGTAGAACTTGCAGCAATAAAAGCAATTAATTTACCATTGCCAGTAGCAAAAGAAGCTGCCAGAGCTAGGTGTGTTGCTAGCTCTGGATCAACTGTACTACGGTTTATTACAGCATCAAGATTTAATTTTATATCCTTAGCGTATTCTGGCAAAGATTCTTTTAGCTGTTCTACCCACATTATAGTGTTTCTCCACCTAATGTTCTATTGCAAGCACAAAGTTCTCCAGTTTGAAGAGCATCAAGAATTCTTAAAGTTTCTTCTGGACTTCGACCTACATTAAGATTATTTACTGTTACATGCTGAATAATATTATCTGGATCAACAATAAATGTAGCACGTAATGCTGCCCCAGATTCATAAGAAAATACACCAAGCTGTTCTGCTAGGCCCTCTGCTGTTTCGTCATCACCATCATAATGATATCGCATTGTATCAGCAAACATCCATGAATTTGTTTTCTTTAAATCTTCATGTGCATTACGCCATGCGATTTTACAAAACTCATTATCTGTGGACCCAGTCATAAGAACTGCATCACGATCATTAAAATCATTTACTAATTTATCATATGCAACAATTTCTGTTGGGCATACAAATGTAAAGTCTTTTGGATAAAAGACAATTACTTTCCATTTTCCTGGAAAAGATTTTTCATTAATCTCTTCAAATGCATCATCGCCAGAAAGTGCTCCTGGCTTAACACCTGTTACTGAAAATGGTTTTAGTTTATAACCAATTGTTTTCATTTTTCTCCTTATATATAAGTGGGTAAATCCCGCTGGACCACCAGGGCTCGAACCTGGGACATCAGAGTTAACAGCTCTGCGCTCTGCCGACTGAGCTATGGTCCAATACTTGCGCCCCTAGAAGGAATTGAACCTCCGACGCAGACCTTAGAAGAGTCTCGCTCTATCCACTGAGCTACAGGGGCCTATCTTATAATTTTTGTATTATAAGTTTTTTCCCAGTTCAGAATATCCAATTCATCATTTAAAAGCGGCTGTCCCTTAATATTTAAACTTGTATTTAATAATACAGGTACACCAGTAATACTATACCAATTTTCTAATACTTTGTAAAGACCTGGATGTTGATTTTTATTTACTGTTTGAACTCTTGAAGTTCCGTCCTCGTGAACAACAGATGGTATTTTTTCTGGTTGCAAACATTTAACTGCATATTGCATATATGGACTCGTAAAATTCATATCAAACCATTTACTTGCATATTCTTCCATAATTACTGGAGCAAATGGCCTAAACGATTCTCTTTTTTTAATTAAATTAACTTTATCTTTAATATTGGGATCACGTGGATCTGCAAGAATACTTCTATTTCCTAATGCTCTTGGTCCATATTCTGCCCTGCCTGATGCAATAGCAACTACTTTATCTCTTATTAATCCAGTAATAATTTCTGTTACTGGATAACTTTTTTCTAAATTATAACCAAGATATGGGGTATTCCAATTCACATGTTTGCCATATAAAGCTGAAGCAGCGCCCAAAGAAGAGCCAGCATCTCCTGGGTTAGGCATAATCCAAATGTCATTAAATATATTCCAAAGTTTAGTATTTGCTGAACAGTTTAATGCACATCCTCCCATAAAAACTAAATTATATTTACCAGTTTTAGCTTGTGCATATCTCATAAATTCTATTAATCTTAACTCATATACCTTTTGAACGGCAGCTGCAATATCAAATTGCTCCTGTTGTCCTATGTGCTCATTCCAATCATTTATACCTTGATGGAAATTATATTTTTGTTCTTTTATTGATGGAAAATATGCATTTATTTTATTAAAATATCTGTCTGGATCCCCATATGCCGCCATTCCCATCATAATATATTCTTCTTGATTAGGCATAAGACCTAACAAAGAAGTAAATGCTGAGTAAAATAATCCAAAGCTAAATGGGTAATTAAACTTTTTTACTAATTTAATTTTTTCATTTTCTCCTACCCAAATTGTTGATGTATTATATTCACCTATTGCATCTAATACTACTATTACAGCATCATTAAATTTACTTGTATAATAGCCAGCGCAGGCATGAGAATAATGGTGATTAAAATATTTAACTGGAAGATCCATTGGAATATTTGGCTTCCAGTCGGCAGCACCGCCTTTTAAAAATATACGTGATCTTTTAAGCTGGGGATGTTCATAATATGCTATATGTGTTGGTGTGCCATAATTAAGCATGTCGAAATATATTTCTTTATTGTTATACCAATCATTTTTTTTCTTACTATATCTTTCTGCATGTCCAGCAAACAATATATCTCCATCTTTAATCAAAGATATTGATGCGTCATGAGAAGTTTCATTAATTCCAAGAATTATCATTTTTTATTTCTTTCTCAAAAGCTTCTGCAATATGCAAATGAATATGTTTACCCATATGCGGCCACCCCTGATTACCATCGGTTCCTTTATAAAAAATTTCATTTTTATATTCACTATGACAATTAATTTCTTTATCAAATTCATCAACTAAAATCCATTTATCATCTTTATAAACTATTTTTATGTTAGAATTTATAAAATTTATTTTATTATTAAATTTTAATAAATCAAAAATTGATTCTGGCGCCCAACTTGTCCATTTAAAATATATATTTTTTGCATTACAATAATTTTCTAACATCTTTATTGCAAAAATACTAAAATATCTTGCAGATTGCCCATGGATGATGTTATCAGCACGTACTGGTAATTTTATATATTTATTATCTTTATTATTTAACCACACTAATTGCTGATAATCGCAGAATCTGCCAAGTGTATCTTCTGATATTGTAACTATATTATCATCAAACCAACGAATTCTATCTAAAGAAGGGAAGCAGCATAGTATTTTTTTAGGATCCCCATATTTATTTATGTAATTAAATATATTATTTACTATGTGAATTATACTTCCGCCTTTATATGATAAATTATTTACATCTATATTTAATTTTTTTGCTAAAATTTCTCCCCATATTGCATCTTGTGGCAAACCAGCTCCAAACGTTAAAGAACAGCCAGCGTAAAGTAAATCTATATTATTTTGAAAATTATTACCTCTATGTCCGTCTAAATTAAAAATAAAATTTTGCTGATCTATTTCTAATACAGTATCTCTAGCTTCATTTCCACTTTCTGGGTATATGTCAAAAAATTCTTTTATTAAAATTTGATTATAAAAATTCATATCCATTTAGTATATAAACCCGTTCTTATCCTTTTTTTTAAATATATTTTTTATTGACTTATAAATTTTATATAAATAATATTGTATTTTAAGTTTCATTGTTCCTCCATAGGAATAATTCCTTTTTCTTTTGCTATTTCATAACCCTCTTTTGTAAAATGCATAGTTGCTTGTAAATCTTCATCATATTCTACATTCATTAATCCGTCTTCAAATAATTCAGTAAGATTATCATCTACATATGCCATGTGTGCATCCCACAATTCTGGGGCTAATTCTTTGGTGACATCTTCTTTTAATTCAAATATAGCTTCTCCATCATCATTATAACCAGCTAATCTAATTGCACCAATATCAATATAATACTGTATTTGTCTTAAAGCCTCTTCATCATCCATATCTTCTCCTTTGGTGCACCAGGTAGGACTTGAACCTACGACTACCCGATTATGAGTCGGGGGCTCTAACCAACTAAGCTACTGGTGCCTAGTTGAATTATATATTTTCACTTTCTTTTTTGTCAATAGATTGTTCAACTATTTGTTGAACATATTCAGAAAAATGTTTTCTTATATTTCCTGGAGGTCTTGAACCTATTTCATTCCATATTCTTTTGTATTCAGATATATTGTCAAATGTTGTAGGACACACCTTAATTCCATTAAATTCTTTTAATCTAACTGGAAGCGGTACGTGTTTACCACAACATTTACATTCTTTAGCTTTATCTTGATATATACTCATATAACTTCCATTCCATCTAGCGCTTCCGCCAGCTTTCTTGGCAGTGGGGCACGAATAATATTTCTATCATCTTCAACAATAGGAGCATTTGCTCTATCCCTAGACCTTAGTGATGAATATGTGTGTATTTCAACGTTACCAAAATCTGGTCTAGTTAAGCTGATTGCATTATATATTGAACCACATACAGCATCTGCCAAATCTTTTGATCCTTTTCTTGGGTGGTCAACTTTATCCTTCATAATTCTTAACTCAAGTAATTCATCTATTAAAAGCTTAATATGTGGTCCGCTTAATCTTTCTTCTAGGACTACCATTGCCATATCGTCATAATGCTTTTTTGCTACGGACAATGTTTCTGTATTAATTCCATATTGTTTTAATTGCTGCATCATATCGTGTGAGTTCCATCTGTCAAATGTGCATATTCTTATATTAAATCCACGAGATCTTAATGATAGTATATAATCTCTTACCTCTGTAAAATCTACAGACTTATCAGATGTCGGGGTCCAATATCTTACAGCATCAACTTCTACAATAGGAGCAGGTTGAGAATAATTTTCTGTAACTTTAACATTAACCCATTTATTAATATGTGCCATTGATACAGCACAGTGGTCATGCTTTTGAGCTAAGTCTACGTGTATAAAATAATCTTTATCTTCTTGAGGAACAAACCACTCTTCAAATCTTCCAAAATTATCTACAGCTAATGCCATACTGCTAAAAGCTTTCTCTACCTTTTCTCTTGACTTAAAAAAAGCGTCAATAGCTTCTGGGGGCATACAGGCAAATCTGCCAAGTGCGTCTACTGGATCTCTATAAAACGGTACTTTAAAATCATCAATACTTCTAGTTGGATTTACTTCCCATGTAGGTCTTTTTAATGCATATATTTTAGGAAGCTTATAAGAAATTATATGATCTTCGTCCCATGAAACTTCAAACTGATTACCTGGAGTATCTTCTGGCAAATCTGGATCTATATTAAAAATATGAGTTCTTACTATTGTTTCTTTTTCTGCAACAACTTCTGAATATCTTTGTTGAATATAATCGTTTTTAAATCTAGGAAACGATAAAAGTATTACTTTTCCATAATCAGGGAAACGAGAATCTACAGATCCACGGTACATTTCATAAATAGCACTAGCTGTTTTTGCCTGATCATGACCACTTGTGCTTTCAAGAGCAAAACCAGATATCTCATCGAGTACAGCTACAAGTACGTTATATCCTTCGAATGCCTCTCTTTCTGAATGTCCTGAATATACTGTAACATTTTTATTAAATTTAATTTCTGAAGCTTTTGCTTCATACTTTCCTATAAACCAATCACTTCTTTCAATTCTTGTCTTAAATCCTTTGAAGAAAACATTATTTGCCTGTTGTGCGTTAATAGCGATATTAATAATATCTATTGTGTCCCCTGGAGGTTTACCATAATAAGTTGCTGGGTCTTTAAGGCATAATAGTAAATAAACTATATATGCAACTGAAATAGTAGAGCAATAATCTTTTCCACTACCTTTACCAAGCTGTGCAATTACTTCATTGCATGTTTGCTTAAATCTACGTTTACCTTCTTCTTCCCCAAAAAGTTTTATTAAGGTAGACTCTTTATAGATTTGGCTACTCTTCTCAATGAGTGTATACTGGTACTCCGAAAGTTCAGGAAGTGCAAGGTAATCTTTTCCCGTAACAAATGTTCGTAGGTCGACTGGTCTTTCATCAAATTCCTCTCCGTCTAGGATGTCTATGAGATCATTAAAATTAAGATCCACTTGACTCCTCGTGTATTACAATTGGTTCAACTACCCCAGTTATTTGAGATAGCCGTTTTGCCACTTCTAATTTACACTTAGAGCATGTTGCTGTGACTTCTTTTAAAATCTTAACAAGAATTTCTTGCTTTCTTTCTGTATCTGCAATTTGAGTTGCAAGTTCCGCATTATCTAACAGACCTACTTCTTGAAGCATGCCTATTCTTTTTCCTTCAATATCTGCAATTAGCTTTAAGGCAGTTGCTTTTACATTTAACTGTCCAGATTGATCTGCGTCTTCTACAGTCTTCCACGCCTCTTTAATAAGCATGGCATAGTGCTGGTCAGCTCCAGAGATGGCCTCCTTTGCCCTTTCACGGGCTCCAGAATCGCTTCTGACGACTTCTTTCCATTCGTCTATATACTCTATAACCTCTGAGCGTTTAAACCCAGTTAGGGAGGCAATCTGAGTAGGGTTATTACCTTTTAATAATTCCTCAACTACCTTATTCATACGATCATAATGATCAGCTAATTCAATTTCCATATATTAAAATTATACCATATCCTAGTTGACTAAGATTGAGATTTAGCTATTTTTAATAGAACTAAATACCCAATTAAGTCATCTATATCATTATCTCCTGGATATTCAGTACCCTTCATAAGCCTATTTAATTTATCATCAATACGGACATGAAGCTGCTCTCTTGGTCCCGCCTTTGAAAATATACGGACAGGGTCTAGGGCTGAATTACCATAAGCAATATTCTTTTTAATTAGCATATGAGCAATCTCATGACAGGTGTCCCAAATTTCTCTACCAGCCTCTGTTCCTACTGTGAGCAAATATAAATCTGAACAATTAAAATCTTTTGAATCTTCAAACACTGGCTCTAGACTCATTTAATTAACCCATTATCTTTCAGTGCACGGTATATGGTCATAACTGTTACGCCACACTCTTTTGCAATTTCTTCCATAGTTTTCTTTTGAACTACATACCTTCTATATAGCCAATCTTTACTTTTATATAGTTTCATCTTTTTGTAAGAACCTCATTGGCATAATAAGCGATTCCAAACGAATCTGCTACATCAAAATCATCTAAACTTAAATTATATTTTTTATTAAAATAATCTACAGTTCTTTGCTTTCTGATCTCCCGCATTTTATTCTTATACCAAGAATCTGCATAGCCAGGATTATCTGATTTTAATTTATCTTTTTCCCATTTTGTTGGGTTTTTATTTCCGATATGAGCCTGCCAAGAACTAGGGGATACAGTAATAACGGAAGAGCCAGTAGACATAAGCTCAGCAATAACAACACCATAGACATAAGATAATTTTATCACAGCATCTGCAGATTTGACAAGTATTGCCCCTTCAATTGCGATATAGTCTGATTTTAACTCATCTATCATTGCAAACGTTTTGCATTTAGCATCATATATTTTTTCATATATATCATTGCCAACTAAATTAATTTTACCCCACTTGATTGGCTTATTATTTTCAAGAAGGCAGAATGCAATTGAATTTGTAGAAGCATCAATTCCCAACACTCTATTTGCTTTCGTTTTAATAAGGCTAGCTAATGTCATCTAGCATCTCCTTAATTTTATTTCTATGCCTTGAAATATTATTTTTTTCACATTTAGAACATACTGAAGATTGATTATATCTACTTAAACTAGATTGACAATATTTGCATTCTCTTTTTGCTCCAGACCTAATTGCCTTTTTTTCATAATACTTTTCCATAATTTTTTTATTTGTTGCAATTCTACAACATTCATCATTATGATATTTTTGATTATGAGTTTTTGGCTCAAATTCTATAGCGCAATCTTTATTACCGCATATCATATTTTAATTGGTTCATATGGAGTTATTTCTATTAAGCCTTCCTCCATAGACCAGCACTCCTTCTTGACTGGACAATTTTTGCATTGCGATGCAGATTTTTTATACGGACGTATTGGAAGATCCCCATCATTAAAATTATCATATACAGAACATAACCACTCAAATAATTCTTCAATAATTTTTTTGTTGCGATCATTCATCTGAACTGGAATAATTAAAACTTGCTGAGTATTTTTATTTTCATATAAAAAGAATCCTTCTTTTACATTTCTAAGTTTCATATATGTTAATATTTGAAGCAAGTGATTGGGGGCTGGGCTCATTTTGCCTTGATATGTATCCCAACTTTCTTGTTTTGCTGTTTTAATTTCTCCAATAACTTCTTCGTTATTCCAGTCTAGTATTACGTCTATAAAACCACGTATAGGGGGATATTCATTAACAATTTCATACTCTTCATGTTTCATTACTCCCATTTTTGTAATCATTTTCTGTATTCTTTCATGGGCTTGTGTGCCTTGTGACATATTTGCAATTGCAATAGAATCATTTTCATCTATAAACATTGCTCCAGAAAATGCTAGATACCAATATCTAGGACAATTGCCATGTCCGTACCCTAGAGAACTTGGACTAAAACTAGTCTTTGTTGTTTTCTGATTAGGTTTTTTTGTTGAAAGATAAGCATCATTTAACATTTTAGAAAATGAAGATGGATCAAAATTACCTGTAGTTTTTTTAAATTTTAAATTATTTACTATTTCTCTAGCCATTGTATCTTACGACATACTTGAGGGCATCCACAAGTTTATCTATTGACTCCTTTGCTGAATAATATATATTTTTTTTGTTGTTATTTGCAGTGCCCGCTTTATCTTTTGCAATTGTAGAATACACCGCAGCCATCATCGAAAATTTTGTAGACATAGCTTGAAGTTCAATAATTAACTGCGGTGCTTTGGCAGCAGGAACATCTGGATTCATTAAAAGTTTAACAACAATTGCCAAAGCTTTATCTAACTGATCGTCCTTCATATATTCATGTAGGTCATTAAATTCAGTTATTTTATTAATTAATTCCAGGGTGTTCGTATCTGACATACTAGCCAACCATGACCTTTGTCACTAATGCGTAGCCGATCCATAAACCGACTATTCCCATAAGACCAGCAAATACTGGAGGAGCTGGAATTGGCAATTTGAATGCACTAAAAATTGCTCCGACTCCAGTTCCTACCAATGTTGTTAAAAATATTTCTTTCATTAAAATGGAACCTCTACTTCATCAAAAGATCTATCTGATGAACGATCTTTTTGCAAAGTGTAAGAAGTTACAGCTATGCAGTGCCCCTCCATTTGTTTATAAACCTTGATCTCATGTTCACTTCTGTTGTTACCAGACTTGTCCACCCAAGTTGATTCATATATTGTGCCTGTAAGTGTAATTTCTTGACCCTTCTTTATTGTATATCGTGCTTGATCAGCAAATTTACCCCAAAGCTTTACAGTCCACCAAGAAGTAGCAGCATCTTCATACTTACCAGTTTCTTCATTTTTTACTCTATCATGTGTTACCACACGCAGCCTAAGTCCAGTGTCTCCAATTGGAGCTGGATCTTGGCCAAGCCTACCGACTAATGTAATAGTTGGGTTTGGCATCTTCATTCTCCTTTTTCTGAATTCTCTACTATGTTATCAAGTAAAGACAAAGCTTCTACTAGATCTTCTAGCATAGCCCATTCAATTACGGCAAGTCTTACTTTTTTCTTTTCGCCTATAATTAACTTTAAAGCTGGATACTTTTCTCTACTTACCTTAAAAGTATCTGTGCAGATTTTAGACCAAACATCTTGATTTAATGTAAATGAAGATTTTGACTCTTTATAATCTACAACAAACTGATTCCATTGAGCATCTCCCTTTTGGTATTGCCCACGACCAGAATTTTTTTGTGTTTTTGCTCCATCTCGCTTTGCTTCTCCACGTTCACTCATTGATTAACAGACAGACTATTCTCATGTCCATTGTCACATTTCCATGTCATAATATACTTTGCTGGATCCCAAAAATATTCATTAACATCTAATTCACATTTAAAGCATGGCTTAGAACCAATTACTTTTTCTAAAGAAATAACATTTTCTTGTGTTGGCTTTGGACCAATAAATTCATTAATATTTGGCATTAATTTCTTCCTTTAGTTTATCTACCACGTCTGGATTATCTTTAAGATATTGAACAGCCTTTGCTCTACCCTGTAATCTTTCTCCATTTACGGTATACCAGGCCCCGCCTTTTTCTACTATTCCACACATTTCTGCAACGTCTAAGGTTTCTCCTACGCCATCTACTCCTAATGTTTCTCCTTGGAAGTAGAAATCATACTGTCCAGATAAATTTGGGGGCCCAAGTTTGTTGTAATCAATAATCCAATTAACTGGTCTTCCGACTCTTTGTTCAATAATTTTATCGCCAACTTTAACACCAGATTTGATAGCATTAGCCTCAGCTTCGGAAGACCAAAGCTTAATGACTGTGGAGGAAAAGAATTTGACTGCCATTCCTCCCGTAGGTATGTGGCTGGCATGCATAGACCCAAATTGATTTCTTTGCTGGGAAATGAGAACAAGTAATGTATTTTTGTTTGCATAATTTAACATTTTGACCGCATGGGTCATATCCTTTGCTTCTGCGCCTATTTGTTTTGTATCCTCAAGTTTTTTGAGTTCATCCGAATCTTTTTCAAAATATATTGCAGGAAGAAGGGCAGATATAGAATCAACTACGACTATATCTACCTCAGCCTCCATTAACTGAGTTGCAACGTCAACCATATCGTTAACAGTTTTTGCAGAAGAATATATAAGTTTTTCTGAGTCTACTCCTAGTTTTGTTGCCCATGAAGGATCGTATGAATGTTCTGCATCTATCCAGGCACAAACCTTTCCTTCCTTTTGTGCTTGTGCAATCATTTGTAAACAAAATGACGATTTGCCTGCTGACTTATTACCCCAAACTAAAACTTGTCTACCAAAACCTAGACCGCCTTTCAATGCAAGGTTTAACCCAATGCTTGGAGTCTTCTGCTTTTCGACCTTAACATCAATTGCAGATTGAACTCTGTTTCTAGTTTTTGTATCTAGTTTTGCCAATATATCGTCTATTTGTAGTGTCATTATTTTCTTTCTTTAGTATAGTATATCATTAAAAACGGTTTCCGTGAAGAGGTGGTCTAACTTTATTTTTATCTATTTTATTTTGCAAAACCTCATCAAGGCTATGAATAACAAATTCTTCGTTACGCATAGCAGCATATAAATCTAACAGTCTAATAATTGTATCCGCTATCTCTTCTACAACTTTTTCAGATCCTTGATCTTTGCGGATAGCTTCCAAAACCTCAGTAACTTCCGAATGTACAAGAGCAAGTTTATTACCAATTTTGTCATAAGAATATTCTCCGTCCCAAAATCCTTTATCTCTTGCTGTTTCATGTAACAATGCAGATAAAGCGTCTAGACCATAATCAGTCGGCAACGAGTTCATAATCTCCTTGATTTTCTTCTTCACGTAATTTAAATTCAAATGATAAATTTTCATCATTATATGTTACTGAAAGCTGTTTGTCTTGATTATTTGCATCCATAAATAATTGTGTAGGAATTTCAATAGAACCTAATTTAGTTAATATTGCTACCAATATCCTTGATGCATTCATAGCCTGAAATACTTCTTCTGGGGTTTGTGTCATTTTATCTCCTTTACCATTAAAGTACCGTCGTCCAATATTTTAGTTACTGGCTTACAAGTCATTCCGTCACGCATTTTAGCTAATGCTATTGGGTACATGCTCGAAAACACGATAGCTCTTTTTAGGTTTTTATATTTATCAGACATAACTATGTGTGCCATAGTTTGTCCCTTTTTCGTTTTATACGGAGTAAAGTTTACCACAATCTGCTCGTCCTCCGCAAGATCATATTCTCTTCTATATAAATAATCAATAAACAAATCATTATTCTTAGGATCAATATCTTTAACATTTATATATCTAACAATACGATTATCTCCAACTAATATGAAGTACATTTGATTTGTTTCTATTTGTGTTTGCTCATTATGGAAAAGACCTATTGAACCAGTTTCATCTACTATTTCTACTCTTGCCCACCCGTCTCCTCTTTTTATGCTCTTTACCATTCCAAATATAACAAATGAACCAAGTGGGTCAAAA